TTAAGGGTTTATTTATTGCTAATACAGGTAATACTCAGGCTTTGACGGGTACTCAGACTACGTCTGGTTTAAGTGATGCGTCTGTTTCTTTAGCTTCTGGTGCTGGTGTGATGTATGCCGGTTCTAAGTCTGCTATTGGTACTGCTCCTGGTACTGCTTTTAATTCTACTAATACGGGTGTTTTTACTGATTTGTCTACTGCTGTTTCTGCTACTGTTAATGCTTTGCGTCAGTCTATTGCTCTCCAACAGATGTTGGAGGTTGATGCTCGCGGTGGTACGCGTTATACGGAGGTCGTTCGTGCTCATTTTGGTGTTATTTCTCCGGATGCTCGTCTTCAGCGTGTTGAGTTTTTAGGTTCTGGTCAGACTCCTGTGATGGTTAATCCTGTTTCTGGTACTAATAATGTTGGTACGGGTGCTACGGCTGCTGGTCAGCAGACTGGTTTTGGGACCGCCGTGGGTGGCGGTCATGGTTTTACGAAGTCTTTTACGGAGCATACGTTGTTAATGGGTTTAGCTTGTGTTCGTGCTGATTTGACTTATCAGAAGGGTTTGAATCGGTTTTTTTCGGCTCAGACGAAGTATGATTTGTATTGGCCTACTCTTGCGAGCATTGGTGAGCAGGCTGTTTTGACGAAGGAAATTTTTTGTGATGGTACGGTTAATGATGAAGTTGTTTTTGGATATCAGGAGCGTTATGCTGAATATCGTTATAAACCTTCTGAGATTACTGGTGTGTTTCGTTCTGATTGTTCTGCTGGTGTTACTTCTCTTGAAGTGTTTCATTTGGCTCAGGATTTTGCTGCTGCTCCTACATTGAATAATGCTTTTATTGTTGAGAACCCTCCTCTCTCTCGTACTTTGGCTGTTGCTACGTCGGCAAGTTCGCCTGAGATTTTGTTTGATTCTTATATTCGTTTACATTGTGCGCGGCCTATGCCGATGTATGGTGTGCCTGGTTTGACGAGGTTATAATGGGTTTTTCGTTTGGTAAGTTGTTAGGTGGAGGCGCAGCTTTGTTGAATCCTGTTGGTTTATTGGGAACTGCCGGTGCTATGGGCGGTTCTGTTATGGATTATTTTTCTGCTCAGCAGGCTCGTTCCTCGCAAGAGGATATTAATAAGAGTCAGATTGGTTTATCTCGTGAGCAGATGGGTTTTCAGGAGCGGATGAGCTCTACGGCTCATCAGCGTGAGGTTGAAGATTTGAAGAAGGCGGGTTTAAATCCCCTTCTTTCTGTTAACTCGGGTGCTTCTACCCCGAGTGGTGCTATGCCGTCTTTGACGGCTCCTCCCTCTGGTTTAGAGGGTGTTGGGGAGTCTATTTCTCGTGGTATGGGTTCCGCTATGGAAGCTGTTCGTTTACGTAATGATCTTAAGACGGCTTCGCGTCAGCGTATTAACATGGATACTGATACGAATGTGAAGGATGTTGAATGGCGTAATCGTGAGATTATAGGTGAAGGTCTTAAGTTGGAGAATGAGTTGTCTCGTTCTCGTAATAGGTTTTTCAAGGAGAATCCTTGGGCTTTTAAGCTGAATGCCGCTTCTGGCGGTTTGAATTCAGCGTCGAGTATTTTACGTTTATTAAAATAGGAGGTATTTATGGGCAAACAGCGTGTTGATGTTTCGGGTCCGACGTTGACTCAGCAGAGTGCTAAGGACGAATGTGATATTAATCTTATTGTTGATCGGGCTAAGCGTGGAGCGGATTTATCCCAGCTGTCGCGTGGCCCTGGTTTTTATGGTGATTTCACTGGTTTACCGTCCTATCGTGAGGCTCTGCTTATGATTAATGCGGCCCGTGATGCCTTTATGGCTTTGGATGCTTCTGTTCGGAAGCGTTTTTCTAATGATCCTGCTGTTTTGCTTGATTTTTTGTCTGATGACCGGAATCGGGAAGAAGCTGTTAGGTTGGGGCTTGTGAATGCCCCTGTTGTTCCTCCAGAATCGGCTGTAGAGCGTTCTGATGAGGATTTGGGCGAAGATCCCGGCCCTGCCAAAGGCAAAGGGCATAAGGGATCGAAATGAGCCCTGGTTTACCTGATCGTTTATTTTGGTTTTCTGGTTTGTTCGATCGTTTTATGGGCCGTAAGGCCCTTCCGCACAGTTCTTTACTTGCCGTAACTGTGCGGACTGACACCGATCGACGGTCGTCCGTCGGTGTTGGTCGGGGGGTAGGGGGGTGTGTCCGCCCCCCTTTTGAGCGCCGTTGCGCTCGTTGTCGCAAACCTTGGGAGGTTTGTAATTGTGATGTGTGACTCTCCGCAGTTGTTGTTGGAAAAGGGTTCCGTTCCTTGCGGATTATGTTTTTCTTGTTGTAAGGAGAAAGACGATGCTGATAGGCAGCGTCGTTACTATTGGTTGAAGCGAAAGCGAGGTCATGTTCATGTCTAAGCGTCATGAGTTGTCTAATTCGTATTCTCAGTCGATGTTTACGAAGCATGCTATGCGGGTTCACCCGTATAATAGCAATGTGATTACTGGACCTGGTGGTCCTATGCGTGGTGGTATTAGGTTGTAAGTGGCTTGTTATAAGCCTGTTCCTGCTGTTCGTTTGGAGAACGGTGATGTAAAGTTTATTTCTCGTTCTCTTGCAGATTGTCGTGATATGTTGTTGCCGTGTGGTCAGTGTATTGGTTGTCGTTTAGAGTATAGTCGTCAGTGGGCTATCCGTTGTATGGATGAGGCCTCTATGTTTGTTGATAATTGCTTCATTACTCTTACTTTGAGTGATGAGGCTGTTCGTGTTAATGGTCGTTCCTTGGATGTTGGTTTGTTTCAGTTGTTTATGAAACGTCTTCGTAAGGAGGTGGCTCCCTTACGGATTCGTTTTTTCACTGTGGTGAATATACTCAGAAGTTTTCGCCTCATTATCATGCTTTGTTGTTTGGTTTTGATTTTGCTGATAGGAAGTATTGGTGTATGAGTAAGTCGGGTATGAAGCTTTATGTTTCTTCTCAGTTGACTCGTTTATGGCCTCTTGGTTATTCGTATATTGGTGATGTTACGTTTGATTCTGCGGCTTATGTGGCTCGTTATACGTTGAAGAAGGTTGCTGGTGATCGTGATCCTAGTGATCGTTTGTTGATGAAGGGGACTGGGGAGCTTCTTTCCCCAGAGTATGTGACTATGTCTCGTCGTCCTGGTGTTGGTACTTCGTGGTATAAGAAGTTTGTTGGTGATGTTTATCCTCATGGTTATCGTGTTGTTCGTGGGCGCGATATGCGTCCCCCTCGTTTTTATGATAATTTGTATGCGGTTGATGATCCTGTTGGTTTTGAGGATTTGAAGTTTCGTCGTGAAGATTTGTTTGACAAGTTGGATAATACTTCGTATCGTTTAGTTGTGAAGGAGAAGGTGACAATGGCTCGTGTTAAATTGTTTCCTCGTGATTAAGGAGATTTTATGATTCAGAAAGTTTTTTGTGTTCGTGATGTGAAGGCTATGGCTATGCTTCAGCCGTTTTTTTCAGTTGCTTCTGGTTCTGCGCAGCGTGCTTTTGGTGATGCGGTTTTAGATGGTAAGTCTCCGATTGCTATGCATCCGGAGGATTATATTTTGTATGAGGTTGGTTCGTTTGATGATAATTCTGGAGAGTTGATTGCTTTGTCTCCTATTAAGATGTTGAATTCTGGTTCTGATTTTAAGCCTGTTGTTTCTGTTTCTGATGTTCGTGTCAATGAGGTTGTTTCTAATGGCAGATAGAGAAGTTTTGTTGCGTGTTGCTGTTGCTATTGGTGTTGATATTGATAAATTGACTGCGGCTTTGGATTTGATTAGGCTTTGGAATCGTCATTCCAAGATTAAGAAAGGTGGTGTGTAATGCAAGCTCTTCCGTCTGTAATGGATCATAGTTTTGCTCGTGTTCCCGAGGCTCATATTCAGCGTTCTTCGTTTGATCGTAGTTGTGGTCATAAGACTACTTTTGATTCTGGTTATTTGGTTCCGTTTTTTGTGGATTTGGCTTTGCCTGGTGATACTTTTAATTTAGATGCGACTATTTTGGGTCGTGTTTCTTCTAATGCTTTTCAGCGTCCTATTATGGATAATATGTTTATTGAAACTTTTTGGTTTGCTTGTCCTATACGTTTGATTTGGACTAATTTTCCTAAGTTTATGGGTGAGCAGGCGAACCCTGGTGATTCGACTTCTTATGTGATTCCTCAGTTGCCTTTGCCTAATACGGGTGTTGTTTCTGGTTCTTTGTCCGATCATTTTGGTTTACCTGTTGGTATTGCTGTTGTTATTAATGTTAATTCGTGGTGGCATCGTATGTATAATTTGACGTGGAATCAGTGGTTTCGCGATCAGAATATGCAGAGTTCTGTTGTTGTTGATTTGGATGATGGTCCTGATACGTATACTGATTATGTTTTGTTGCGTCGTGGTAAGCGTCATGATTATTTTACGTCGTGTTTGACGGCCCCTCAGAAGGGGACTGCTGTGACTCTTCCTTTAGGTACTTCGGCTCCTATTAAGGGTTTATTTATTGCTAATACAGGTAATACTCAGGCTTTGACGGGTACTCAGACTACGTCTGGTTTAAGTGATGCGTCTGTTTCTTTAGCTTCTGGTGCTGGTGTGATGTATGCCGGTT